ATCTATCTTTGGTAATATCATAGACTGCTGCCCCGCTGATATCTAAACGGATAAAAGTTAGTTCTAACTCATTATTTACAAAATAAATGGTTTGTGTGGCTTCTGCTATTGCGTTTAGGGCATCTCTAATAGTTTCGTTTCCTTCAAAGTTCGCCCCGTTATCATAAACAGTATCAAAACCGTCTGCCGCCAATTTAACAGGCAAACCCAATTTTGCCCCGCACGCAGTAGCGAAAACGCCTATTGTATATGGGGTAATAATCTCTAATTCTGATACATTGTGTAATGTCGCAAAATATAAAGCATCATAGGCGGTTATAGATAATTCGTTTGTGTTTTCGTCTCTGTGAACTTCTGATACTCTATAAAGCGGGAAGGGATATAAAAATTCGCTGCCCGTTCCAAAAGCAATGTCTAATGTGTTTTCTGTGCTTATATCTAATTCTGCTTTTGTATCTATCAATTTGATATTTACTCTTTGACAAATACCGAAGCCGAAAAATTTACCTTCTTCCCCAATCCTATCAATGGTAATACTTTTCAATCTGTCTGTTTGTTTGAAGGTATGTAAAAGGGTTGAACCGTTATATAGTTCAACCCTTGCTTTTATCTGTCTTACTGGGGAATTGATACAATTTAAAAAGCATTCTTCTGCTATAATCATACGCTGCCCCCTTATAACTCTGTAAATGTTAATGTTCCTGCGTTATACATAACATTATTAATCTGAATAGTATAAAAATCTGCTTCTGCTTCGGGAATAATACAATTTACGCCCGTTTCTAATTCGTTTGTTTGCGGATTGCGGAAGGAAAGCGAAACATTGAAAGCCGCTATTGCTAATTGTAATTTCAGCATATTAGCATCTGATAGGGGAATAATACCAACTTCAATAGTTCGCTTACTGTTTATATAATCTACTACGGTATTACCAGCCGCGTTAGTTTGTGCGTTATAGTTAGCAGTTCGTTTAATTTTTAGTGTATTAACATACATAGAAAAATCTGTGTCCCCAATTTTAAAATATGTCAATGTTTCACCCCCTTAAATAAGAGCAAGCCCTAATGAGCCTGTTTGCCTTGTTAATTGGTTTATGCTATCAATGCTGGTTTGTGCGAATACTTTTCCATCAACCTGTAAAATAATAGGCTGATTGTTATTACCGCCGCCCATTCTTTCGTTAAGCATTCCCGCTAATTTATCAAGCCAGCCTAAATTATCTTCCAATGGCACAACTGCTTCCGCTCCGCGTCCTTCACCAATCATAGCAAGAGTAGGGCTATCTACAATGCCGCCCTTCGCCATTTGCGGGACATTTAATTTTGATATTTTACTAATATTAACTCCGGGAATAGCGTTAATTACACTAATAGCAACATTGATAGCAGAAATAAAACCATTAATAATTCCCGCTGCCGTTGATAGAACCGCATTTACAGCACCTTTTACTGTGCTGCTAATTGCGTTGCCTATTGCTTGTGCTACATTGCTAAAAATGCGTTTTACCGCATCCCATAAACCAGTAAAGAAAGAAGCCCAGCCGCTAAAAATATTTTTGATTGCGTCCCACGCTCCTTGAAAATTACCCGAAAGCACATTTTTGACAACGCTAAAAATACCTTTGATTGTGTTCCAAATCTGCGTAAAATAACTTGTAGCAACGCCCCAAACAATTTTAATATTATCCCACGCTGCTTTAAAAAATCCGCTCAATACGCTTTTAACAGCACTAAATATAGATTTTATAGCGTTCCAAATACCTTCATAATATGGCTTCGCAATGTCCCATACTACTTTGATTAGTTCCCACGCTTCTTTGAATGCTGCTACAATAGCATTAATTATTGGTTTTAGACTATCCACAAAAGCACTAAATACTTGTTTTAGTTTCTCCCATAGGTTAATCCAAAAGTTTCTAAATCCTTCGCAGTTTTCCCATAAATACAAAAATCCTGCTACTAATCCAGCAACCGCCGCAACAATCAAAGCATATGGAGCAAGAGCAACCAGCATAGCCGCCGCCTGTGCTGTATATGCCGCAACCAATCCCCATACAGAAGTTGCTTCTACTGCTACCATAGCCGCTTTTACTGCTGCTACCGCGTTATATAATCCAATAGCAGTAGCAATACCACCAATTACACCGGCAACGGTTAATACAATATCCCAATTATCCACCAAATAGCCCATTACTTCGCCTAATGTTTCACCTACTACGGCTAAAACCTCTTGTAATAATGGCATATATTCGCTTGCTAACTGCTGGATATAAGGAACTATTACCGCTAACGCATCATTAGCAAAAGAAGTAAAAGCCGTAATAATTGGGGCTACTGCTTCTCCCAATAGGGCTAATTGTTCTTGTAGTTGTGCCTGTGCGTCTCTCTGTGCTAATACTTGTGCGTTATTGGTTTCATAGGTTGCCGCCGCATCAGTATATAAGCCGTTAAGCGTTTCCCTAATAAGGGCTTCTCTTTCTGCTTCTGTATTACAGGCATCTAATGACGCTTGAAATGCTTCTTCATTGATACCAGCCCAATTTAAAGCATCAGCCAATGAACCTGTTAATGTTCCTACTTTCGCCGTTTCGTTTGCTGCTTCTGTTAATCCTTCAATAGGCAATGAAGCACCAAAAGTAGCATATACACCTTGACAAATGGTTGTCCATTCATTAAGTGCTTTTTCTTCTGTTGTTAGTTTTGCTAAATGCTGTGCGGCTTCCTGTGCTTGTCCCGTATCACCTAAAACGCGGTATAAATCATTATATGTTTCTTTTGCGATTGCGGCAGACGCTCCCGCCGTTTCAAATGCTGTTATTAATTGTGCCTGTTGGTTTCTATATTCTTCCGTAGAAGCACCCAAAGCAAGCAAAGCAGCACCCGCCGCCGCAATACCCACGCCCATAGTTTTAGCCGCGTTAGATATGCCCGTTCCAATAGCCGCCATTTTGCTATCTACTTCTGCCGAAGCATCTTTGACTTGCTGCTGAAAGGTTTTTACTTTCTGCTTCGCATCATCCATACCTTGTTTTAGTTTGGCTACTTCTGCGGATATAATAATTTTTAATTCTTCATTCATTCGCTATTCTTCACCCCTTTATTATAGGCTTTTGCGAATTGTCTAAAACGCATCGCTGATAGTTCATCCTTCTTTTGCTGCTGCTGTTCTTCCAGTATTTCAGCATCAAATAGTGAAGGATATACAGCATATAAAGGCGGCATTTTATTGCTTGATGAATGAATGCGGGAAATACTACGCCCTACCAAATCGGCTAATATATAATCAAAACTCGCTTTTTGCTGTGCTTCTGCTTTCATAACTCGCTTGCGGCTTTCTACTGCTCTAATGGCTTCGGCTAATGTCATATCCCAATAAGCATTCTCTGTTATGCCGCAATCAAGAGCGGTTTCTAACCATTTATAGGCGTATTCTTCAAACAAAAAAGGTGAAATGGCTGTATTATCCATTTCACCTTCTATTAGTTTTTTTCCGTATCATTCTTAATAATGCCGCTTGCCTTGTAAATTTCAATAATGATTGGCAGGAAATCGGTTATAGTATTACCATCGTTTAGCCAATCTTCAAAGATACCATAAGCATTTTCTAATGTAATACCGTGATTTAGTTGCTGTAAAGAAGCGTGTAAAATCTGAACCATAGTTGTAATTGTTGGCATTTTATCGCCATCACCAAAAATCATTAAAGGGTTCATTCCTAATTGCTTCTCTAATGCTACGGTTGCCCTAATAGACAAGCGAAGTTTATATTCCTTATTTCCTGCGGTAAAATCAATATAATTCATCTGTTATACTCTCCTTTTGTTTAATAAAGCAGGAAGGGGAAGGAGAATACCCCTTCCCGCTCCCCATATGGGTTATATTACGCCCATACCATTTCAGTATTAGGCTTAATATTTAAAGTGTAAGTAAGGGCGGCATTTACGCCCACGCCGTCAAGTTTTACTGAACAAGTTCCACCAAAAGAACAAGTAGCACCGTCGGGAAGTTCTACCTTCCATTGCTGCGTATCTGCTAAACCGTTCAATGTGGCAAATTGGGTTTCTTCGTAAAGAAACTTGAAAGCCAAACTATCACCATAGTTTTTAATACCATCAACATACATATGGGCGGCATCTGCTAATGTAGTAATCTCAATTGCTTCTGTATCGCCGCCCAATTCGGGAATTTCCATAAGGTTAGTTAATGGCTTATCGCCATAAGATAAAGTGATACCCTTTGAAATAACTGCCATATTATATTATCCTCCAATCAAAAAACCTCTTTCGCTTTCGCTTCATAGGTTAATATTTTCTGAATTAAAGCAGATTGAAAACTATATAATTCGTTCGCCCCTGTGCGTTTCCAGCCCATAGGGCGAAGTTTAGCATCTATCTGCCTTGCGTAATTGTTTAATTGCTCTAAATCATAACCCCACACTTTAATAGTATAACTAATGCGGCTATATCCTAATGTATCGCCCGTTTCTTCTGCTGCGTTGCTCCGCTCTTGATAACTGATACAAGGCGTTTCTGTGCCGCTGCTTAATGCTAATTCATAATGTGCGGGTAATATGGTATTTAGGGCTTCTACAAGAGTTGGTGTATAATCTATCATTCTAAAAGCCCTCTTTTTAATAGTCTTAATATTTCTTCTCTGTTATCATCTAACGCAGGACGCATAAAGGGCTGCGGCTTCATACCGTAAGTATAATAAGCGTCTAAACCCTTACTTCGTAGAAATGCCATAGCCTTTTTGGCTTCTTCAAGTGTATAACTCTTTTGGCTGCTGCCCTCTTTGCCGCTATTCTTGACGAATACCCACGGCACATCCTGCCGTCCTT